TGCACAATCATTTATCCCGGTCACTACGAACTGATGGATGAACTCACAAACGAACAAGCAGGATTACTAATAAAAACTATTGGTAAGTTTCACAAAGGTGAAGAGATATCAATAACAGACCCTTTATTAAAAGGAATCTGGTTAGGTATCAAACACGATTTTGTTGCACAAAAAGAAAAGTATGAAGCAACTTGTGAAAGAAATCAAAAGAATGGTAAGTTAGGTGGTAGACCTAAGAACCCAAAGAACCCAAGTGGTTTATTGAAAACCCAACCTAACCCACAAAACCTTAAAGAGAAAGAGAAAGAGAAAGATAAACAGAAAGATATAGTTAAAAAGAAATATAATAATAAGAAGCTACAGCTGACTACTAAGCAATCCGAGGTTGTAAATCTTAAAGGAATTATGTCTGAATCACAGTTTAATACAATATGGAATGAAAAAACGTAAAGAAAATCCTAAGAGTAATGACTTCTTTGGTTATACTGATTATACTAAAATTAGAAAAGACCAAGGAAAAGAAAAGAAAGGTATCATGACAGAGGAAGAGTTTAACAGAATAATGTTTGAAGAATAATGTGGTACTATTTAAATAAAGAAGATATAACTGGTTGGTGTAAGAATATTACAGATGAGAAATTGTTTTATCAATTACAATCACAATCAATACACAGAATACCAATGCTAAAAGAATCCTATATAAAACTTAAAAAGAAATATGAAACAAGATAAGATTGAGACATTAAACTCTATTATCGATGAATTAAAGTATGAGAACAGAAAAGTAGAGTTCTCATCAGTAGTAGAAAGATTAACTAAAAGAGTAGTTAAGTTAGAAGAACAAATGGAATTAATTAAAACAATATTACAGAAAACATTATGAGTAAAGAAAAGATTGAATCACACGATGAAAGATTACGTTCAGAGTTTAAAACTATTATGAATTCTAAACAAGGTCAAAAAGAAGTTAAAGAACTAGTTGGTGAAGCACAAGAGTATCTAAAAGATATTGATTTACCTGAAGGATATCAGAAATCAGCACAGATTGCAATAGAGGAAGCAGTAGAAAACAGAAAGTTATACTTCCAACATTACTCAATCATTAAACAGTTTGTAGAGTTTGAAAGAAAACTAAACAATAAAAATACAGATAACGATTATATCATATGGTAAGACCAGAGGAACTACTAAAGAATATAAGAACCTTAGAAGAAGAAGCTAACGCACAGTTAACACTATATACCAATGGTAATGATAACTACGCTCACACGAGGTATATGTACCTTATGGAGAGTGTTCGTAAACTAAGACAACAGTATGTCAAGCAAAGAAGAGATTGATATCCCTATTTCTTATACAAAGTTGTATAGGTATGTCATTCATCAGATAAACTATTTTGCTAATAAACAAAAAGAAATAGAAGAGAACTCAACAGAAGTTTATCTATTAGGTAAGTACCCACAAGATTATCACGATATAACTATTAAGATAGAAGAGTGGGAGCATCTCAGACGTAAATTAAAAGATGATTGGTTAGTTTTTGAGATTGATTAATAATTTAAAAAAAGTATATATATGAATAAGAAACATTGTTACGGTTGTAACAAAACATTAGATGTAACTCAATTCTCTAAGTGTAGGAGTAAGAAAGATGGGTTGCAGTTAAAGTGTAAAGAGTGTAACAAAAAAGATAACGATAGATATCGTAAGGTAGTTAATCCAGAGTATTGGAACTTTACTGATGGTTACTTTTCAGATAAATCAAAATGGCATTACATAAGAAGATATCAAAAAGCAGATAAGACAATTAAGGTGTATGAAATCAAAGTTGGTGATTCATACTATATAGGTTGTACTAAAGCTCAGTTGCATGTCAGAATGAATCAACACATATGTAGTTGGAGAAACTCTAAGTTAGGTAAAGAGTGGGCAGAGAGTAGAGTATGTAAACCATTAAATAACGCGATTAAAGATTGGAATGAAGAAGATATGATAAATCTTTTTAAGAATGCAAAGGTAATCGAAGAGTGTCATGGTGGTAAAGCAAAGATGTATAAGAGAGAAGAGTATTGGATAAAGAAGTATATTAAAGAAGGTTACAATCTTTTAAATGTAATCAAGTACACCTACAAGAACGGTAGACCAAAAAAGAAACAAACAGTATGATACACATTGGTACAATAGTAGAAAAGATAATCAACATTGTAACTTTGGGATGGGGTAAGTATATTGCAACTTGGATTGCAGTAGATTTATTTGGTTTTGAATCATGTGGTTGTTGTGAAAGAAAAGAATGGTTAAATAGATTGACCGATAAAAAGTATAATGGTAATTGTAAAGACATAAAACTATGGTAAAGTTTACAGAAGAAGAACTACAACGAGTCAAAGACAATATGTCTAAGATAAACAACTACATACCTAAACAACTTGCAAAGTTTGTTTGGGATACNTACAAGAAGATAGAAGGTTCAAGAGAACCTCAACCTTGTAATTGTGGTTCTAGTGGTAACCAATGGAGAAAGGCTGTAACTGTAATTCATAAATATTTGGAGGATGTTAATGGAAATAACTAGTGGTAGTATAGTACAAGAGAACACACAGAGAATGGATGTTCTGTATAGAAAACACCATCAATGGTTAACTGCGTGTGCATACAACAAAGCACAAGATATAACTGTTGCAAATGATTTAGTACAAGAATTGTATTTGTATCTTGGTGAAAAAAGAAATCCTAAATTGTTTTATAGAGATTCGTTTAACTTATTGTATTGTCATAACTTCATCGGTTCTCGATTTATTAATTATATAAAAAGAGAAAACAAAAACACTTATCCTAGTAAGTGGAAAGATAAAGAAGATACACCTTACAATACAGAATTTGATTTATCATTACAAGATGCACATACTAGATTAAAACAAGAACTAGAAAATCTTAAGACAACTAAGATGTGGAGTAGTGCAAAACTCTTTGAGTTGTATTACTTTGCAGATGTAACGATGGATGAACTATCCAAAAAAATTGGTATTTCTAAAAGTACCACCTTTCTTAACATAAAGAAAATAAGAGAACACTTAAAACATATAATCGATAATCCATTTACAAATGAATAAAACTACGAACCCAATGGTAAAATACTCAGATGACCAAGAAGAGTTATTAAAAGATAAAAACTATAAGAAGTATTATAGAAAGAAACTAAGATTAAAAAAGAAACATAACTTTGATTATCATCATAATGTAATACAAGGTAGAGTTGGTAACAGATACAAAGAAGGTGAAAGAGAACAGTTCTTACTATGGATAAAAGAGTCTATGGATTTAATGTTAACACCCGAAGGTGATTTCCAAAAGTTCTTATGGGAGAATAGAAGTAGTAGACAAATGTTAAAAGAAGATAGATATGCTTACTTTAGTGGATTGTAGTATATAAGTATATACATATATATAACTATACATACAACACAAGTCTAATCTGTTATAGTTAAAATAACATAAAAAAACATATATGCCATTCACAAAAGGAAATAAACTAAGTAAAGGTAGACCAAAGGGTCAATTGAATCGTTCTACCGAGATGGCAAAACTTACACTTGCTCGTATTGCAGATGAAGGATTAGATAATCTTAAGAAAGATTTACAAAAGATAAGAGAGACAGACCCTGTCAGAGCAGCAGAGTTGTATCTAAAGATATTAGAATACATCATACCTAAACAACAAAGAGTTGAGGTAAAAGGTGAAATAGAACAAAAGATACAACAGATAACAGTCAACATTAACAAATCAGGTAGTACAGAACAATAATGGAAGTAACTATAAACACAACAGTAACCTTTGATAACATTATCAGTAGCAGAAAAAGAGTTACTCATCATGTAGGAGGTACTCGTAGTGGTAAAACTTATGCAATACTTCAGTACTTGATTGTACAAGCAATACAACAACAACAAGATATTAGTATCGTTAGACGGACCGTGCCTTCTCTAAAACGCTCTGTAATCAAAGATTTTAAGGAAATACTTCGCGAATTAAACATTTGGGATTCAGAATTATATAACATCTCTGAGAGAGTATTTCGGTTCTCTAATGGTAGTACTATCAATTTTATTAATACAGACGATCCTGATAAGTTAAGAGGTGTTAAATCAGATATCTTGTTTATAGACGAGGCATCAGAGATACACGAAGAAGCATACTTTCAATTATCTATTCGTACAACTGGTAATATTATACTTGCATTCAATCCAACTATATCACCTTATCATTGGTTAAGAACACAAGAAGATGTAGAGAAGTTTACAACTACTTACAAAGATAATCCTTATCTACCTAAAGAGATGGTAAAAGCAATAGAGGATTTACAAGATAAGAATCCTAAGTATTGGACAATCTATGGTAAAGGAGAATACGCACCTAACGATAAAGCAATCTACTCATTCCAAATAGTAGATGAGATACCAGTATGTGAGTTAGTAGCTCTTGGCATGGACTTTGGATTTTCTAATGACCCAACTGCTTTGATTGCAGTACATAGACAAGGAGATATGTTGTACCTTCGAGAACTCTTATATGAGAAAGGTTTAGTCAGTAAAGATATCATTAACAGGCTAGGTAAATTAAACATCGGTAAAACAGAGATATGGGGCGATAGTGCAGACCCACGATTAATCGAAGAAATATATAGAGGTGGTTTTAATATTAAACCAGTCAAGAAAGGACCAAACTCAATTAACTTTGGAATCGGTGTAGTACAGAACTATGGTTTATGTGTAGAACGTAAATCACAGAATCTAATCAACGAACTATATGCATATGAATGGATGACAGATAAGTACGGCGTACAACTAGATAAACCACAAGGAGGATTAGACCACTTGTTAGATAGTTTAAGATACGTTGCAATGTCAAGGTTATCTATCAAAGCAGAGAACAAAGGTAAATACACATTAACATTTAAATAAAAACAATGGCAATAGAATTAGAACACAAGAAGTATTGGAATAGAGTAGCAAAGATATTAAGAGATGGAGGTAAAATGGATATACCTGCATATGCTGAAGAGTCCCAACACCAACTACTACTCTTTGATTGGTTAGTAGAGAATAGAGATATATCATACGATGGTGAAAAACTTTACTTAAAAAAACAATAAGATGGCAAAGATAATAGAAATCAATATACCAGATGAATACAAAGATAAGAACAGATATGAGATATATGACCATCTTGAAAAGGTTAGTGAGTATGCTCATCATCTTAAACAGTTGGTACAAGATTTAAACGCAGAGTTAAAACTAGGACAAACAAGAGAGAAGTTATTACGTGCAGATATCTTAAAGTTAAAATCAATGGTAGGTCATAAGAACATAGAGATTAACAATCTTAAGTTGGAATCAGAAGTAGAAGATGTACCACACGAAGATGTAACAGATAAGAAGAGAATGCCGTATTTAGATGCATCAGTTAAGTTTCATGAAGTAAGAGGAACACTTGGTAAGAATCCAATACAAAAGAAATAGTATATGAAAAAAGAAATAGAGATAACAGTACCTAAAGACTTTAGTGCAGTAACCTTAAAACAATATCTTAAGATACAAGATGATTTAAAGAATTACGAAGATGATAAAGAAGCACAAGATGCTTTCCTTTTATTTAACCTTTGTAAGTTAACTCCTGAACTAACTAATAAATTAGATAAGAATACCTTAGACAGTATTAAAAACGATTTAAACGTACTCTTAAACAATCAAGAGTATGATTTACAAAAGGTTGTCAAAGTAGAAGATAAAGAATATGGATTCGAACCTAACTTAGCAAACATTGCATATGGTGCGTACTTAGATATCAGTAAGTTTGAAACTCTTAGTATAGATAAGAACTGGTCTACTATCATGGCAATACTATATAGAGAAGTAATAAAGAAACAAGGAGCTCTGTATGAGATTAAAGGATACCAAGGAGTAGAACCTTGGGATGAAGATAGATGGTTGAATGTAACAATGGATGTACACTTTGGGTGTTTTTTTTTCTTCAAGACTATCTACTTGGACTTGTTGAAAGATATCCTGAGCTCTTCGAAGGAGGAAGTATTGAAGGGGGAGACCCAACATCCGTATATTCAGCGAATTTTTCAAGAAAGTGGAAAGGTTATCAATCAGTGGCAATCCTTGCACAAGAAAACATACTCAATTTTCCCAACGTCTTACAAAGACCGTTAGAAGAATGTTTGTTGTTTTTAACCTATATGACAGATAAGAACACAATGGAAAGAGCAATTCATCGTAGTATGATGAAGAAGTATAAATAGGAATCTTATACAAACCTTATCCCCTTTGTTATATTACAAAAAACAATTATGTCATATTCCAGAACTAAACGTAAGTATGCACGAAGTGGTATTTGGATTGGCCCGACAGTAGGACAATCCTCACCTAAGAATAGTAGAAGAGGTTGTTTGTGTTTAGATAACTCAACTTATAGTACCGAATGTTGCGATGGATACTTAATGAATCAAGGAATCGGTCAAACTGAGAAAGTAATAACTAACAGAGGTGGATTCTCCCAAGGGTTCTCTGCAGGATTTGATATAACAATAACGAAATAGGAATTATGAGTAGTAAAAGTAAATCACAATTAAGAACGGAGAACTCTAATAGTTTTCCTAATAACAACTCTCAAGCAATAACACCTGCAATACTTAGAAACTTTCAAGGTGATATTATTGATTCAATGGTTGTATCCAATGACTCTGGTTCATTTGTTACTACATCATCATTCGATAGTGGTACAAGAATACAAACATTTACAAAGGCAGATGGTACAACATATACTAACACTATACCAGGTGGTAGTGGTGGAGCAACAGACACAGGTTCTTTATTAACAACTGCTTCTTTTGATAGTGGAACGAGAACACAGACGTTTACTAAAGGAGATGGTAGTACATTCACAAACATAATACCAGGTGGTACAATCAACACTGGTTCATTTATGATTACTGGTTCTGTAACTGATGCAACCTCTACCTTTACAAAGGGTGATGGTTCTACATTTGGTCTTACAGTTAACAATGTAGTAAACGCAACATCAGCATCTCATGCAGAGTTTAGTGAAACTGCACAAGAAGTAATCATTAATGTAAAGAACACATCAGGTGTTAATCTTGTAAAAGGTACACCTGTCTACGCAACTGGAGTAACTGGTGAGAACATAAACATTGCAAGTGCAAGTAACGATTCTGCAAATACAATGCCAGCAGTTGCAGTACTACAACAAAATATAAACGCTAATGCAGTAGGTGAAGCAACTGTAAGTGGTAAAATCGTTGGTGTTAATACTGATGGGTTTACTGCAGGTAGAAACATATATGTAAATACAAATGGTTCATTTACACAAACTAAACCAACAGGTACATCACTAATACAAAACATAGGTGTTGTAGGTAAAGTAAACGTAAGTGCTGGAGAGATAGTAATCCAAGGTAGTGGTAGAAGTAACGATTTACCAAACATTACAGAAGGATACATATGGGTAGGAGATGGTAATGGAGTACCAGAAGAGTTTTCAACTGGCTCTATTGCATTTATAAATAAAAACAATACCTTTACAGGTACACAATCATTTAACAACATCTCAGTAAGTGGTACTGGTTCATTCGGATATATACAATCTGTAACTGGTAGTGCTAAGATTATAGGAGATGCGTTCTTAATCTTAAACAACGATACACCAACAGAAAGATTTGCTGGTATAAAAATAATAGATAGTGGTTCTACACAAGCAACTGCATCATTACAATTCGATGGTAGTACAAAAGATTGGTTTGCAGAATATACTGCATCTGGTGATCCTGATAACTTTGGTGTATTAATACAAGGACCTGAATACAATACTGCAGGTTCACCTATCTACTTAACAAGTAACACAATACCTAAATCAGATGGTAAACACAATCTAAACGATTCTAACATCTCTGATAGTGGTACTTTAATTACCTTAAACTCTAATACAGATGTACAAGGTAACATAACAACAACAGGTACCGTAGATGGTGTTAACGTATCTACGTTAAACACAACAGTACAAACAGTTAGTTCTTCAGTAGCAGATTTAAATACCTTTACAGGTTCTGCATTACAAGGTAGTGGTACAAGTAATACGTTCCCTATCTACAATGGTAGTAACTCTCTAACTGATAGTAACTTAAACTACGATGGTAGTTCTGTTAACTTGTTTACACCTTCATCACCTGGTCAGTTCAACTCCTTTATCGTAAACACAGATGGTACATCCATGACGTTCCAAGCATATATCTTAAAAGATAATGGTACATATGGTGGTGCTCCTGGTGATGGTAAGTTTGAAGCTTACTTCGGTGAAACTACATTTGATGGATATGATAATGGTAATGCTGCTTATCACCTAGCAATGGGATTCCAAGATGGTGCAAGTGGTAGAACAGTAATCGGAGCTTATCAAGATGGTACTACAAGATATTACAAACCTGTAACATTCTTAAGAGATATTACAGCACCTGATAACATTAGTGGTTCTGTTACTACTTTATCTATTGGTGGTACTGTAACCGCTTCATTACAAGATGGTTACGCATGGGTAGGTGATGTTAACAATGTAACTAAAGCAGTTCCAACCTCATCATTTGCAGGAGGTGCAAGTGGTATCTTTGAACAGACAGGTTCATTCTACGCAACTACTAACAATTTAGAAGTTACTGGTTCATTTAAACCAAAAGGTGTTGTAGATGTAGATGGTTCTATCGGAGGTGCTATTACTACACTAACTGTATCAAGTAATACTGCATCTATTGATTTAAGAACTGCAAACACATATAAATTAGATATCGTAGGTGGTGCAGATACTCATCTATCTATTACTAACTTCTCTAATAGTGGACAAAGTGCAAACATCTTATTATCACAACCTGGTGGAGCAACTGGTTCTATATCATTTGATTCTAACTTTAAGTTTGGTCAAGGTACTAGTTATGTTCCAACTCCAGTCTTTAGTGCAAAAGATATCATATCAATAGCATCAATAGATGGTGTAGCATACGCAACCTTTATAAACAACTTAAGTTAATATGTCATTCTTTCCATTAGCAAATAATAGAAACAAAGCAACTCTTAACGATAGATTAGATAACTCTAACTATGCAGTAGATAGCACAGATAAAAAGAATGGATATGGTATTCCTAATTCTGATTTTTGGACTGATGGTACTCCTGGTACTACAGGTAACAATGGTACAATAGTAGTACAAGCATGGCCTGGTTCTGATGTATTTAAATCATCGTTTGAAGGTGAAAAGAAATATATGTTATGGTGTAGTGTATCTAACAACTTATCTGCATGGTGGCAGTTTTATGTAGCAGGTACTAATAACTTACAAATCGGTGGTGCTAGTAACTATCCTGTCATCTGTCAAGGTAACTCTAATGGATTTGAAAAAGGTACGTTTAGTATCTCAATCAGAGAAAGACATAGTGGTGGTGGTAACAACGATGGTATGGTAATCATAGATAGTGGTTCTATATATCAATGGGACCCTAATGATGCAGACCATAAACCATTTACTATTGCAATTGCATATGACCATTCAGATGTATGGAGAGCATCCTTAAATGGTGTTACAGTTGGTGCATTACATGAGAACAGAGACAATGGAAGTAATCAAGGAACTAAACAATGGTGTAATGATATTGCTAATAGTGGTGGTAACAAAACTACGTTTGGATATGATGATAAGATTACAAGATTAGCAGTTGCAAGTGGTTCTTATGGAGAAGTTGCATATTATACATCTTCGTTAACACAAGATGAACTAAATACTATAACCTCACAACCATGGGGTCAACCAACTAACATATTAGATAAACCTGCACAATTACTTTATAGATTACACGAGGACCAGAAAGAACAAACAACTGGTGCTACATTAACAGACCAATTAAATGGTAAGTTTGGATTTCCAAATTTAGGTAATGAAGATTACTCAGATACATCATTACCACAGATGAAAACTATTAGAGATTCACTCGGTAGTGTTACATCAGGTTCTGTATTAAATGCAGGTGTACCAATATATCAATCAAGAACTTAATAAACCATAAAATAAAAATTACTATAAATTTAACCAGAAGTGTTATATATACGATGTTATATATGACGTATCACTAAAAAAAGAGAGAGAAACTATGAATTCAAACACAGTACTTAGCAAGGTAATGACTCTATTATCATTAAAAAATGATGAAGCCATTAAACTTGCATACGCAAAACTAGCCGATGGTACTCTTTTAGAATCTCCAACTTTCGATGTGGGTGAAACAGTTGAAATCGTTTCTGAAGATGGGTCTAAATCCCCTGCACCAGATGGTGAACATGAATTAGAACTTACCGGTGCTGAAGGTGAGTCTGTGTTGTTCAAAATCTTTGTAAAGGATGGTCACATATCAGAAAGAGAAAACGTTGAACTTGAAGAAGGCGAGAAGAAAGAAGAAGAAATGGCTGATGTTGAAACAGTTAAAGTAGCAAAACTACCAGAAGCTGGAACAGCAAAGTCATCTGATGAGCAAATTGCTTTAGAAGATGAAAAGAAGGAAGAAGAACTAATAGACGAGGAGGTTGTTGATAAAGACGCTGAAATCGTTGACCTAGGTAAACTTGCTGAAAAAATGGAAGAAGCTGAATCTAAGATTGAAGAAATGAAAGAAAGAATTGAAGAACTTACTAAATATTTCGAAGAAATCAAAGAGGAAGAAATTAAAATTGAAGAAGAATTAGAAGAAGAAAAAGAGATGGAATCTAAGAAATTAGATGGAGCTCCTATCGAAGCTAAATCAAAATTCAGTAAAACTAACAAAAAGAATACATACAAGATACCGAATTCTCACAATACGGTATTATCAAAAATGTATAGATAATTAAAAAAGAGAGAGAAAAAATGAGAAAATTACAAAATTTTACAACTGGTCAACCAGTAATCAATAACTCTACTTACGCTGGTGAAGCGGCTGCTGATTATATTGCAGCAGCGTTGCTATCTGCTAGGACTCTTGATAACCAATTGGTAACTATCAAGCCTAACGTTAAGTTTAAGGAGGTGATTCAAAAGGTAGACGTTTCTGGAATCGTACAAGATGCTTCTTGTGATTTCGTAACAAGTGGTTCAGTATCTATCGAAGAGAGAATACTACAACCAAAAGAACTGCAAGTGAATTTATCACTTTGTAAGCAAGAATTCGTTGATTCTTGGAATGCTTTACAACTTGGATACAGTGCATTCGATGAAATCCCAAGAGATTTCAACGATTTCCTAGTATCTTACGTTGGAGGTAAAGTTGCTGAAAAAACTGAACAAGATATTTGGAGTGGTGTTTCTACTACAAATGGTGAGTTCGGTGGATTCGAAAGTGCATTATCTGCATCTGCTGCAACTGGATTAACTACTGCTGTACAAGCTGCAAGAAGAAATGGAGACGGTGCTATCGTATCTGGTTCTATTACTGCTGCTAACGTAGTACAAACTTTACAAGATGTTTACGATACTATCCCTTCTGCCGTATATGGTAAAGAAGATTTAGTTATCTATATCGGTTCTAAAACTGCAAGAGCATATCAATCTGCACTTTCAGGATTAGTTGACCCTGTAAACAATTCTTACAACAACCAATTAAACGTTGGTGAGAAACCATTAAACTTCCAAGGTATAGAATTAGTTCTATGTCCTGGTATGAGTGATGATAGAATCGTTGCTGCACAGAAATCTAACTTGTTCTTCGGGACTGGCTTACTTTCTGACCATAACGAAGTAAGAGTGCTTGACATGGCGAACCTTGACGGCTCGCAAAACTACCGAGTAATCATGAGATATACTGCTGGAACACAATTTGGTGTTGGTGCTGATATCGTTTACTTTGGTGCATTTTAATATTAACTAATAACTAAAAGGAGAAATACTATGAGTTGTAATTTGACAGCCGGAAGGCAAGAAGTATGTAAAGACAGCGTAGGTGGTCTACAAGGAGTTTATTTTATAAACTTTGAATCTGGTTCATTCACTAAGAATGGTTCAGGTGAGGTAACTACATTGGCTGGTACTACTGTATATTATTACGAACTTAAAGGTACATCTGCTTATACTGAAACAGTTAATTCATCAAGAGAAAACGGAACAACATTCTTCTCGCAAGAGACAGTGTTGAATCTTAAAAAACTTACGAATGAAATGACTACTCAGTTAAAGTTATTAGCTTACGGTAGACCACAAATCATTGTGTGGACTAACTCTGGAGATGCACTATTGGTTGGTGAAGAGCATGGAGCAGATTTAACTGCAGGAACAATCCAAACTGGTGGAGCGTTAGGAGACCTATATGGTTACTCTGTAACGATGACTGGTGAAGAGAAACTTCCAGCAGCATTCTTATCTGGTTCAACTACAACTGACCCATTTGTAAATCTTGTTGGTCAACCTACTATCGTATATAGTTAATAGTAGAAGTACTCAAGAGCTTATAATAATAATTTATTTAATTAAATTGTAAATTAACCTTCTCTTCGTGAGAGGGTTTTTTTATGTCTATTTACAGGATAATTACAAGTTAAGTTGCAGTTGTTATAGTCTAAAACAAGACGTAGATATGCTGAGTTATTACATAAGTCAATCAAATGAATTCGTGATTAGAACTAGAAACACAGGTTCTAATGATGTGTTTACTCTAAAGTTAGAGGATATGTTAACATATGCAACCTCTTCTTATACTATACCAACTAGTTCTTATAACTTCAATCCTTATGAGAACATCTTAACATTCTCACAATCTTTAGAAGGTAGTGTAGAAACAGGTGAGGAGTACTTAGTAGAGATTAGTGGTAGTAATAGTGGTTCTATTTACTTTGGTTCAATGCAGATATACGCATCACAAAGTATTGATAAACCAAACTATGTTACTCAGAATGATAAGTTTATATCTAACGTAACAGATAATGAATATATAGTGCTATGATAAAAAAAGAAACACACTTTAATGTATTAAATCTTACTAGACAGGATATTCCTATCGTAACAGAAGATAGAAGAACTAGACACCATTGGGTGCCAGTAGGAATACATGAGCAAGATGATTACTTCAACTTACTAACAGAAGCATACAATACTTCAACAACCAATGCAGCTTGTATTGATGGTGTAGGTGATTTAATCTATGGTAAA